GGGTTTACCAGCTTTTTCCCAAGCCTTTACTATCCTTACGTGTTTACAATTACGAGTGTAAGCAGGACAACCACATCCCCTGTGATTAAAGGTATATACATCGATAGGCTCCCTAGAGTCATCAAATTTTGTAACTTCATTAGACCATCTCCCTTGTCTTACTATATATTGTGGCATTTATATCTCCTAAAATATAAATATAGCAAAATAATGAGTAATAATCAAGTGATAAGTGAGTTTTCTTTCAAGTAATCAAAAATATAATTAGCAAACCATTTCAGGGCATCCTCATCGTAATGTGAAGCAAACCCACTTAATTTACTGTATTCAGAGATTTTTTGATCATTGTTGCGTAATAAAACAGTAAAACATTGATTGACCTCTTGTAAAAAAGGAAAATTTTTCTTAAATATTAAACCTGAATACCCTTTTAAATGTGGATGTGTAAAATCAAGTGGACTGTGAGATGCGTTCCAAAACAAATACTTTATTTTGTACATGGTAAAAAAGTTTTGTAAAAGTATAATATTATGAAGATAATCCATTTGCATTTTAACTTTTTCACCACAAACCACCCAGGATTTGTAATAAGTATAAAATCTGTGTGAAAATGAATTTTTATATGCCTCATCATTTCCAACTACCAAAGGCAACCAATTGTTATCGTAAAATAATTCACTTTCTTTAATTGTATGTTTTTGAGGCATATGTAACTCATCACGAAACATACCAGGCCAAAGTATTATAAAAAAATGATCATCAAGTTTCTTTTTTTGTTGAAACTTCTCTATCACATATCTAATTGTTGTTCTAACAATTCTATGAGCTGAGGCACCTGAATCAGCTAAATTTTCATGTTCACAACCCAATCTGTCGGCTAAATGTTTTGGCCACGCCTTTTCAAAACAGGCTCTCTCCATTGGATATGTAAGTTCTGCTCCACAAGTATGAGAGCAACCATTAGCAACTAATATCATTATATTTCCTATATTGTGGGAATACAGAGAAAAAATCAGTCCCTCTATATTTATCTAACATTTGATTGTAAGTAATCATTTGTTTTAATGGTGGAAGATCTTTAGAGATATAATCCTCATAAACTTTTATAAGATTAGGATAGTCATTATATAAGATAAACAACTTTTCTTTATCAGCAGGTAGTAATCTTTGAGGATTTAAAAATTCAGGCAAAAAGCATGGCGCATAAATAACCTTTTTGTTAAATTTTGTGCTTAATTTTTCTATATATGGGAGTGTCCAGACGCTGTAAATATTAACGACACAGTTTATCCTATGAATATATTTTATTGCTTTCATAAAATTAGTAAGAAATATTTTCATATTAAAACCAGTACGAGAGTACTCAACTGCAGGCCCCCACCCATCACAGCTTGCTTCTAAGTTTATTTTTCTAAACTTACTCCAAAGAGGAAATAAATCTTTGTTTTTATACGATAATTTAGATAAATTTGTTGAGTACGCTATAGTTACATCTTTTGCTACGTTGTGGTCAATTAAATACATCAAAAATTTGTAGTTAGCATCAGTAATTAAGGGCTCTCCTCCTGAAATGTTTATAAATCTAAGGTTCATTCTTCTAATAGCTTTTACAATAAATGGTAACAATCTTGGATCATAATCAAACACATCTTTCTGTGTAGTAAAACTCTCGCCAAAGAATTTATGTTTCCTATTTTCTATCTCCCATGTAGAGGAAAATTTTGGATTACACATTCTACACTTGAAATTACATACATTGTTTAATCTAATATGAATTTGCCGTATACCTTTTTGGTTATCATCAATTCTATGTGTCTTGAGGTTAACATCCTCAGCCTTCCAACAGTATTCACATTCCGATGGTCTCTCGTTTTGTAAAAACTTTTGCTTCAATTGTTTTAAAGGTTTACCAGAAAAATAATTTTCAACACCATTACCCATAAAAAACCTATTTGAAGGCATAACACAGCAGGGTGTAATATTACCATTTTCTTCAATATGTAGTTCATTAAAAGGTCTTGAACAGAAGTTAGACATTGATATTCTCTAGCAGTTTTAAAAATGCTTCTTTGTGAGAGAAAGTAGAAGCCACTGTATGATTGTGATCTAAGATGTGTTGATGCTTTTGAATAATTTGTTTTTGGTGTTTAAAAGACTTATCACAAAAAATCTCTAACTGTTGAATTACTTTTTGTACTCTTGAAATATCATCAACCTCCTTATCGTACGACTCATCAAATAAAAAGTCAAATGTTTTAAATCCCCATACTTCTCTTAAGTATTTCAAAGTCTTCGGATTACCTAACAATAAGAAGGGTCTGCCTATTAAAAAACAATGCATAATCTTTTCTGTTATATAAATCTCTTTATTACCTGTCGTACTCTCATGAATTAAATTAATTAACCCGTTTTTATTTAAAACAGTTGATGTGTGCCCGTGAAGAATATGATTTCCATTATTAGTTCCATGCTTATATAAAAATTGCTCATCAAAATCTAAAGCATTGTTATGTGTAGTAGCAAAGTTAAAAAATTTATCAAAGGGTATATCTCTGTCAATAAGTTCAATTAGTCTATTTAGTAACTCCTCTTTTTCAAACTTGGCCTCTGTTGTTGATCCTATGAAAGAATACAATCCTTTTTTATGTAATCCCTTCTCATATAACAAAAATGTGCCAAGACTTCTATTAAACTTTTTTCTAGCACATAAAGAAACAAAATGACAATTTGTATCATTTAAAGGTGATTGTTGAATGTTAGAAACTAAGTCTGATGTACGAGCCCTAAATGACCCCTCAGCAACAATATTAGTCCAGGGATTTAAGTGTAAAATTTTAAATTTACAGTAGGGTTGATAATTTAACTCAAGTGGGTTTGTGCCAACCCAAAACACTCTATTATATAGTTTATACTTCTCAATTATTTTATTAAGAGGTTTTATGAAATTTAAAAAGACAACGGGAAGCCTACAAGTGATAAAAAGTTTTTTATGCTTATTATTTGAAAAGTATTTCCAATTTACAAATAACAATTGTTTAAAATCGTTTTGATCACCATAATCTTTAGGAAACTTATCAATGGGTTGACCTTTTTGGATTGCTGTGAGTAATATTTCGTCTCTTAATTTAAATTCACAAATATCAGATGAGTCATCAAGTTGAGCAGGTATCTGAAAAACTTTACAGTAATCATACAATAATGATTTTGTCCATCTGTTAACTGGTGGTTCAAAATTTTTATACTTAGGGTAGATCGGATTAATCTTGAACATAATCTAAAAACTCTCCAATGTCTATTATTTCTTTACATTCAAAAGAACCTCGTGTAACTTGTATTGGTATTTCTCCAGGGATAACTGTTCCTGCCTTAACATTTCTTTTATATTTAAAAGTATAATCCCACCATTGAGTGAAATTTTCATCTAAATACCAGTCTGTTTTAAAATCAGGCTTAGTTAGGTTTTTTAGAATATCTTTAATTTTTTCTGCTAAACTTCCCTCATAAAACCATCCACATCCTACAGTAGGGTCAACGACAGTGCTTGAATTAGCACAAACTGTATGTCCTGTAATAATTACTAAATCATAATTAAAGTTAGTAAATGAAATGAAAGCCAAAGAATTAAAGACACAATGAGATCTTTTAGCATAAATAGTATTATTTAAAAAACGTTTGTAATTTTTAAGCTCTTTTAATACCTGCATAGTTAAGATCCCAATTCACAGCACTTTTTTTCTTAAGTGCATTAATTTCTTTATTATAAAGTATTTTAAACTTTTTTTGGTCGGGAAGGAAGGGATTTAAGAACTTATTTCTTAATCTGCGATAAAAGTTTTTAAAAGTAATTCCATGAGGTTTACACCTAAAATTATTTACTTTGTATGAATAATATTGTAATGCGTGTGCAATTTCATGTAAAACTACTAACTGTAACTTTTGATATTTAAAATTAGAGTAAATACCACCAATCTCATTATCGGCATCAAACGATTTATATTCATAAACACGATATATCTCTATTAAATTATCATCTCCAAATGGGCTATCTGGAACCATTCGATCCATAGCAATGCTGATTCCAGGACCAGCAGAATAATGTCCACCACGAGAGGTGCGTCTACGAGGATTCCAATCTAAGTTAATCTGTGCTAATTTAAACTTTTTATATATTTCAGTCTGAATATATTGCTCAACTTCTTTTATAAAATCTTGAGTCCATTTATTAATACTTACTTGCTCCATTAATTTTGTCATCTTCTTTTCCCTGTCGCTGCGTCTGATGCCTCATTTTTAGAAAGCACAACTAAATTACCTTTATTATATGCTTGCCCGATGGTAATCCCACTTCCTGAATACGCTGATTGTTTACGGACAAAACCATTGCCGACTACGTCAGAAGTAGGGTATTTACGTTCTACTTTGTAAACAGGTAATTTAATATGTTGTTTTGATTTACTCTTAAGTTGGTCTGGGTGAACGCCACGAGAACGTAACCATCTATCATGGTTTTCTTCAAGTGTCTTTTTTGATGGTTTATATTTTCGCATATTATCTCCTAATTTTAATTATAGTAACAAATAATTAAGATTTATGCAATTTAAGATTGAACGGCTGGTGACCAAAAAGTTGTTCTACCATCAGATAGTTTGACTCTCTCAACAGGATTACCAAATATATCCTCTTTTTGGTTGTATACCATTACATGACCTCCTCTTGCTTCTTTAATCTCTTTAGGACTTGAAGCAAAACGAGTATACTGTCCTTGATTGTTATATAAGTCAGAGTAACTTCTGATAGTGGCTCCTCCACTATCATAAGCATTGTGTAACACTCTACATACTGAAAGATATAACTGTTCTAAATCATGGTTACTTAAACTTTCCATCACACGATATGGAGAAATTTTAGATAAAAACAAAGACTCTGATTTATAAATATTACCAACTCCTGATATTTGACTTTGCTCCATTAACCACTTTACAACTTGCCACTTTGGTTTCTTTTCAGCAATCTTACAGAAAGTATCAAAGGTGCATGGGTTATTAAGCATATCAGGTCCAATAGAGTTAATTTTCTTTTCATGTTCTTTCTCATTAAATACAAACTTTACTGTGCCAAAGTTACGTTGGTCGTTGTAATAAATTGATGAATCATCATCAAAGTAAAAAGCAATACGAGTATGCTTTGAAGGTTTCATTTTAAAGTTGCCTGTCATACCAAGAGTAGTATACATCCAGCAAATAGGCAATAAGTCTCCAAACTCCCAGTAAATAAACTTACCCTTATTTGATACACCTCTAACAGGAAGATGTTGTTCTTCAAGAGCAATATAAAAATCTCCAAATCCAATAGGTAATTTTTTTGTATACCTACCTGATACAAAGTTTATATTTACAAGTTGTTTGCCTTGAACTGCTCTGTTGACTTGTCTAGCAGTTCGAGTGCATTCTGGACCCTCAGGCATTAACTGATCTCCATATTTTATGTAAGATGTAAAACCAAGCTCCGTTGATGGCTGGCTCGACTAAAGCAACTAAACCAGCCTCAAACAGACTTGCACCTGTCATCCAGTAGACAACATTAACAGCAATGATTACGTGACCAAATGTATAAATAAGTGCAAGGGCTAAACTATTTTCTTTAAATACTCCGATAACACTTTTAGTTAACTCTGTCATTTTTACGCTTCCTATTATACATATCGCTCATCTCACGTGGTGGACCCCACACGTCAAGCGCATTTACCCTTATAAAAGGTTTATTAGTTTCTTTTTTATTTGGATTTGTAATTGTAAGCATGACCTTTTTACCACGACGCCAAGCCTTAACTTGATTATTAAGTTGACTCATAGTATTATTATATTCTAATCTTCGTGATTTAAGAACTGACTTAGCAGTATTTGGTCTCTCACTCTTAGATGTGTAATTATTTCCTGAACTTTTTTTACCTTTTGCCATAAACTTCTCCTTAATATATAAATATATAGTATATTAAAATTAAGGATTAAGCAACTTAAAGGCGTATTTGAGAAGTAGAAACTGTATTATTTTGTCTAATTTCTAAAAAGGTGGAAACAAAATCTTGAGCTTCATATATGTTTGAACACTTCGGGCATTCTATTAATTCTATTGGTTCAACTTTACCATTTTGAAACCATACTTCTTCGGACCTATTACAAAATGGACAGTTACTTCTTGCTCTGTAAACTTGCATTAAAACTTTCGCTAGTAATCTTTTTATGATATGCGTCTATACTGTGATCTCTTAATCCATCAAAAGGTTGTTTGTTCCACCAAGCAGCTCTACGACCCCTGATTCCATCTTTGAATCTCTGCCACCAAGTCATGTTTCTAATTTTGCCATAATGATTAATGTAAACTAATTTACCATGATGACGATAAAAAATTAACGCTAAAGGTATTTTTGTAACAATATCATTATTATTTACGAATCGATAATGAGTTATTTTATCATTATTCATTTCTTTTACAAAATCTTTATTACCTACTCTTGGAGAACCAAAAGTGTAAAGATATTTAGCATCAACTCGACTAGCAAAAATAGTAGCTAGTGCCGCACCTAATGAGTGTCCTGTGCATATTATTTTTAAACCAGTAGTTTGTAATCTATCTATCTGGTCTATTATCTTATCATATATTTTATCTAATGCTTGTGCAAAACCAAAATGAACTAAACCTTTTTCACGGGCAGGTTTTCTCCAAATCTTAGCATCTGCCATCAAGTCTGCTACTTGAGTGGGCTCAGTGCCTCTAAAACATATAATTAACTCTTTATTAGTTTTGACAATCATCGCTTGAGTTCCTTCACTATCAAACCAATACCAATCTTTTAATCCCATTTTAAGTAAAATTCTGTTTATTTTATCATATTCATAGTAAACTATTTTTGATAATAATGCCATTCTAACAGCTGTTTTAATCATCAAGGCTCGCTTTCGTAATGTATTTTTCGACTCTGTTTTTTATTGAAAAATCCCATGTTGTTTTTAGTAAATGATTATAATTATACTCTAAAAGTTCTAAATTATCATCATATATTTTTTTGCAATCAGATATTGGTATTGAACAAAAGTGTTTTAAGTTTTTAATTACAAGGTTAGTTCGCTTTACATTATCTGTTTCAGTGTCATACGATTCATCAAAAATGTGAGAGTATGTCTTAAATCCTAACTGTTTTAAAAAAGCTAGAACAAATGGATTTGCTATTGTAAGAAACAAATTTTTAGAAAGAATCGGTTTAATTATTTTTTCTGTAATAAATAAGGAATCTACACCAAAAGCATAAGTTTCATTAACTAACTCTAGAGGTATACGATTACTCATTTTAATATGAGAATCAAAATTATTAACGTATATTTTTTCATATGAATCGTGATTTCTCATATCTGTAGTGTCTAAATAATGACGCTTATAACCATACTTTAGGTATTCTTTAACATTTAATTTATGTGTTTTTACAAAAGGCAAGTCCTCTTCAGCAGTTTCTGCATCATCTATATCAGGTTTGATTCTTATACCCTCTCTACCATGAGATACAAAACCATTGTCAAATAAATTCTCTGTGTGCATCAAATAATTTACATAACGTCTTTCTAATGTGTCTTTTCGAGATAAACTTAGAAAATGTTTTTCAATACTTTTCTTAGTGTTAGTCATACAAGAGTCAGAAGTTTTATACTCATGAACAAAATTGTAAATTAGAGAATTAAAAAACATATACTCATATTCACATTTCTTATACAATGATTTTGGAGTTGCAGATAAAACAATTAATCTTTTTAAAGAAATATTATTTTGTTTAAAAAGATTGGTTAATGGTGCCAAAGCGTCATTCAGATGATCATGATTCATAGGCTCTGGGCTTATATCATAAACAAAATACGCATCATTTTTAAGATCCTCAATTAATTTATGAATATAAGATCTATTTAAAAGATTTTTAGTACTCCATAAAGTAGGGAACCAATATATTTTTTTAGAAAAACTAAACGGTTTAATACAATGATTTAATACATGATGACATGAAGGGAGTTGGTTAATCTCAAATTTACTACTATGAATAAACGTTACCTTAAACATTTAATCGCTCGCGAGAAGGATTTAAAAACATGATTATCATGTAATATATCAAAGTTATTTTGTAAATGCTCTGCGTTTCTTTTTGCGTTATCAAAAACTTTACGGAGAGGATAATCATAAAATTTAGATGCTATATTTAAAACTTTAGATACCCTGTTATCATACGAGGGTTCTAAATCATATGAATCGTCAGGTCCAAAATCAGTAAATCCATAATAGTTTTTTAATGTAAACAAAGTTTTATAATCACCTAATAAAAGAAGAGGAGTTTCAGAGGCAACGCATTTATTAAACTTTTCTGTTAAAAATATGTGATAGTTAGTAGCAGAGGTTTCACAAACTATCTCAAAGCTAGAATACAATTGTTTTTCATCTATTTGCTGTGCTAAAGATTGAAGTTTAACTATATCAAAATCTAATGATAAACTAGAAATTTCACTTTTTGGTAAATCTTCAAAAAAACTAACATAACCATTGGAAATTAAATGAGAGTGAGTTTTAAGTGCATTAAAGAACTGTTTTCTGTGTATATGTGGTTTTCTATTGAAAGATACAAAAAAGTTTTCATATTTAATTTTTTCAGTCAAATGTTGAGGTCGAAAACGCAACCAGCCAAAAAAAGGAATAGTAGGGCAAGGTAAATTTTTAATTATAGGTCCAACGTAGAATACAGGGGTTCTTACTTTTGATAACCAGTAAATTTTTTTCTCAAGATAATAAGGGGGATCTGCCACGTCTAAGGCAATGATTAATTTTGTATCAATGTCATTTATTGAACTATTATACTGATTTATCCATGTGAGATCAATAAATGTTGCGTCAGTAGATAAATTTTCATAGAAAAAATCAACAACACTGCTTGTTATTTTTCTCATTGCACAGTCATGATCAACATTGGTTAGAAAGTGGGTAAACTTGGTATTTATCTTATACACGATAAAGCCTTGTAAACATATTGGTCATGTATATTATCAAAGTTTGTAAATAAATGTTCAGCGTTTCTTTTTGCATTATCGTATACTTTATCAAGAGAGTAAGAAAAAAAGTTGGAAGATATATTTAATAATTTTATTATTCTTTGCTCAAGGTTGATTTCTGAATCGTATGAATCATCAGGCCCAAAGTTAGTAAATCCGTAATAGTTTTTAAGAGTGTTTAAAATGTTATAATCCCCTATTAAAATTAAGGGTGTTTCAGTTGCAATACACTTTACAAATTTTTCAGTTAAAAAACCCCAATCGCTGCTTGCAGAAGACTCACAAACTATCTCAAATGCTGAATGAATTTGTTTTTCGTCTACCTGTTGACACATATTTTGGTATTTTACAATGTCTTTATCTAACTCAAGACTAGCAATCTCGTGTTTTGGTTCAATTTCAAAAAAACTACAATAGCCAAAATCAAGTAAATCAGGAAACTTTTTGATTGCATCATAATATTTTAATCTATGAAAGTGAGGTTTTCTATTAAATGAAACGAAAAAATTATCTCTGCTTTGCTTCACATGATATTTTTGTTGTCTAAAACGCAACCAAGCAAAAAAAGGAATAATAGGAAAAGGAAAATCTTTAATAACAGGACCAACGAAATACACAGGCTTTTTAATACTTTTCATCCATCTAATTTTATCTGGTAAAAAATATGGAGGGTCAACAACATCTAAAGCAACTATAAAATCACCGTCAAAAATATGATTTTTAAAATTAAATTTATCAAACCATGTAAGATCAACAATATCATAGTTGCCTTTTACACAACCAGTAATAAAATTAGCTACGTTTTGGGTAATTAACCTTAGCTGACAATCAGCTTTTACGTTGGATAGATAATTAGCTTTATATTTCAACTGCCGTCATTTGGTAACTTTTTGAACTCAAATTGCTTTTTATAGATACAAAACCAGCATTATTTGATGGTTGAGCATCAATCTGCGCCTGTATGTTTGACGCCACGTTTGCATTAAATCTATCTTGCACTTGAAAATCTTTTGCATCAAAGTCAGCACTTGGGAAAGAAACAGTCATTATTTGAGGATAATCTGTTTCTGGTAATCTCTGAACAAAAGCAGTAGCTCCCACTAGACCGTCACCTACGTAGTTTTCCATAACTGAGAGAACTACAAAACTCGTATTTGAAAAAACGTTAGACATTTAAACTCCATTCTAAATAAGAAGAACCCCAGGTAAGGTATTTTTCTATTAAATCTATATCATCTTGATTATTAATTATAATATCTTCTTGAGCAAAATGCAACTTACAATTATTAACCAATGCGGTTTCATAAATTTTTTGTCTATCCACCTTATCATTAGGTAAACAATAAATACTAAGCATTACAACATTTTGGACAGTTCCTAAAAGATACTGTAAATTAGGTTGATGGTCTAAATATTCGTTTTCTTGATGATAATCGTTAATTATAATATCATGCTTTTTTAGATATTTATCCATAAAACTTCTCTGAAGAATCATTGGTAGGTGTTTAGAATACTGAGAATTCCAACCAACATAAGACACAAACGATTGTGAATTATCAATTTTGCCTTTTGCTCTATCTAATTTCCAATCATATGGAATTCTAAAATACTGACCAGGATATTTACGACCATAATTTTCTCCCTTGATCATTATTCTTAGATCCATACTAACACGAGTTACACCCGTATCATTATTAACATTTCCATGAATTAACTCCTGATTAAATAACCAAGATTGACCAGGCTTAAGTTTAATGTGATGAGATTTTGAATCTGAGTAATCATTAAGAAATTCTTGAGACCATTTTTCTTTAATACATCGTTTAGTAATATCAACACTTTCATCATACTCAAGCATATGCATTGAGTTGTTTCCCCAGCATTTTGTAAAGGGTGTCCAAATAGTGCGTAACCCTGTACCGTTACCGACAAATATTCCTTGATGATAATTTAAAATTCTACCAGCTTTAACTTGATCAGGTATTACAACACGTAATGTACCAAAACGTTGTATTAAAAAAGTTTTATTATCAACTAGGGGTTTAATATTTTCTGTCAGAAAATCATCAAGCATTTCCATGAACTCTGGGGTTTCACACCCATCCGAAACATATCTTTGTAAAGTACCTAATTCTCTAACAGGCACAGAGAGATGTATTGTTTCAAGTGATTCAACATCAGGATATTTACTACGAATCCTATTTAATGCCCATTTTGGAAAGTTATATTTTTCTAAATCATAATTTAGAATGTCATTATTAAAATTTTTAACCATCGTGCGCGTCCATGTGTGATTGTAAGTTTTGAGATAAATTAAAATCCCAAGTATTGCTTAAAAAGTGATTGTAGTTATGTTCTACGATACCCTTTAGCGGTTCTAGTTTTTTGTGTAAAGAATCAACATTTAATGAACAAAGTTTCTTAATCTCGTCAAAAATCAACAAAAATCGTTTATAAAATATTTGTTCTTTATCATAACTCTCATCTATAATATCAGAAAATGTTTTAAATCCCAAACTTTTTAACCAATCAAGTGAATATGGGTTCCCAGACAATAAAAAAACATTTTTTGAAAGTATTGCTTTAAGTGTTTTTTCTGTAAGACATAACTTATTATGTGAAACACAAGTTTCTGAGACTATCTCAAAACATGACTTAGAGCTATACAGCTTATGCAAATCATATGAATGAGTAGCAACGGACTTATCATTGGGATCATCTAAAGTTTGTCTTAAAAATCCATATTTAAAAAAAGATTTAAAATCAAAGTTATCAGTAGACTTAAAAATACTTCTTATAAGGTCTAACTTAGCAGACTTTGAAAGAGTATCTTGCTCAACGTTTCTGTTATGAGAAATAAAATTATCAGTCAATGAATGGGTATGAAAAAAAGTATTCATTAACATTCTTGGTACTGAGTCTCTATAAGACATAAACAAAAAATGTTTAGAGGGTTGAGAGTCAAATTTTCCCTGACAATCAAAATCTGTATAACACATTTTAGTGTATTGAAATAAATTATTATAATGAATATGTTTATACGGTCTTGTAGTTCTATCAGGTTTCACATAGACAGTATAATTAATTCCAGAGGGATCAAAAAATAATTTATCAGGAGAAGGACTGAGAATAATTAATTTATGCCACGGTATTTTATACTTCTTAAAAAATTTAAAGACTGTATTTTTATAAACATTTTCAACTTGTTTGATATGCACTGGATCTTGTGATAAATCAAGAATAAGATATGCCTTATTTAAAATCATATCCTCAGCAAACTGTCTATACAGGTTTAGCTGTTTTAAACGTTCAAAGAAGTTTTCTTCACATGAATCACTCCACCAATACGTAATGTTTGAAAAGTCTAATCCGTAATGACGAAAAACTGAATGTCTATACGGAATTTCATCAATTATGATTGGTTTTGCCATAACTTTATTGTCTTATCAATTCCTTCTTCAAGTTTTACTTTAGGTTCCCATCCAAATAATTTAGTAGCTTTATCGTTTTTTGAGGAGAGGTAATATATTTCACCAGGTCTATGAGGTCTCGTATTCCAGTTAATTGTACCAGTCCAATTTAACTTTTTTGCTATTTTGTCCGCTAAATCTGTTATTTTAATTGGGTTGTTTGGCCCACAGCAAAACACTTTTCCCTCAGCTGCTTTTTCATAGTTATCTATTAGGACTTCATAAAAATCTAACAGATCCTCAATAAATATAAAATTTCTATAAGGTTTACCGTAACCAAGGTTTATTTCATCAGATTTGATCATTTGAGAAATAATTGACTCCATGACGAAGAATGTATTATCCCAACGACCATAACAATTAGTCTGTCTTATTGCAGCCCAAGGTAAATCATAAGAACGTGCTGCATATTCTAAATATTTTTCAACAGCTACTTTAGCAACTGCATAAGGTGCGTTAGCATTTTGTGGTGTATCCTCGTCAAAAGCATAATCTTGAGCCCAGTGAAGAGAATTACCTTTTTCGACTATATCTGATACCTCCTGCCAACCATAAGTTTCCATAGTTGATGCAAATAAAAACAATTTAAGATTTTTAGCTTTTCTACAGGCTTCGATTAAATTTACTGATCCCACGTAATTAATAATTGAAAAGTCTACGTGTTCATAAAAAGAAGATTCAACCTCGGTTCTTGCTGCAAGATGTAAGACAATATCAGGTTGAGACATTGATATTTCTTCATGGACTCTCTCGTATTCCTCAAGATTACTAGCCATGTGATAAATCTCATGTTTTCCTGATAATCGATCAGTTAAGTATTTACCGATAAATCCAGAGCTACCAGTCATGAATATTTTCATATTAACCTCTAAAAGTTGCTATGTTAAGTTTCTCGTAAATGTACAAGTAAGTGTTAAATAAATATAACAAATCTTTAACCACAAGTAAAGTTTTTTTCGGAATAAGCTATGCTATGATAATTTATAGTTTATAGTGGAATATGATGTAGCACTTAAAGTGACTGTATTGGCTATATTAGGAGCTGAGTTATGGTTATAGTAATTTTTTATACAATCATTATCAGTACCGTCACATTGAAAATTATGAATATTAACTGAGGAAGAAAATATAGGAAATGATGAATATGCTCCACGTTGAACTACGTTACCTGTATGATAATTTGTGAAAGCATAATTTCCATCAATATATATCTTTTTACATTTTACCTCTTTATTATTTGATAAAAAATCAAAAGATTCCAAAGTGGTTGTTCTATTATAGTTAATACTTTCATTTAAATCATTAATGGTTTTTAAAAAATACCTGTTAGAAATAAGTAAATCTATATCATCAACAAGCGATTCATTAAAGCCTAAATCAACAGGTTCAAAAAGTTTTAAAAAATCTGTATCAACTAAAAGTAAAAACCAAATTCCTTGATATATCCCATCACAGTAAGACTTTGATACGTTTAAAAGTTTTACATGATCTAGTTGAAATAGAATTTGGTCTTTTATTTTTTTAGTCTTATCATATTCAATTTTTATGTCGTGAACCTTATCGGTAGCGCACCACAGATCATAGAATATGTGCTTTTTCATTGTTTATTTTTTCTTTTTCTTCTTTAAAATAGCAGCTTGAAGTGCTTTAGGTAATTTTTTCTGGGCGGCAGTCAATCCATTCATACCGTTACCATTTTTCTTTGCACCGTTTTTCATGCCATTTTTTGCATTACCGTTACCGTTTTTCTTTTTAACCATAAATGCAGGCATCATTTTACCTGTTTTTGGATCTTTTTTCATGGGCATTTTAGCCATTTCACTCTCCTTATGATTTTCCTCGTTTACCAAGGTCTTTCTTTTTACCTTTATGAGGACCTGATTTTCTAGCAATCAATCCCCTTGCAACTAATCTAGCTCTATTGGTAGACCCAATAGACTTTCCTGCTCTATGTTTTCGTAAAAGTTCTGATATATTAATTTTAGGTTTTTTTCTCATGTTTTTTTCATAGTTAATTTACACTTTTCTCTAGTATTGAGTTGTGCAATAAACTTCTCCCTTACTGGTGTGTGATCTTTACAATTCCTCATCATCATAGTAATTGCTTTATAACCGTCACCAATAAACATTAATTGATTTCCTTTATATAACTTACCTTTATTTGTATCACGTAAGTCTATCAATAAATCCTCATGTTCGAATATCGTCATGCTTGCAATCACAAGAATAGCAAATGTCATTAGCACAATTAGGACACTCAGGTGCATAACAATGGCATCTACAATTACATTTTTTACAATATCTCTCTGGACTACCTGACATCATTTATTGCCTTTCTTAATTGAATTTAAGCTATCGACTACATCATCGATACTAGGTTCTTTACTCCATGGGTTATACACACATTTGTATTGTTTTGGACAATTATCTTCATACATCAGTTCAAAAGTTTTGTTTCCTCCAATGTAAATACAAGCTTGTCTACCTGTTGTGCGAGACTTTAGTGTTTTATAAAGCCTGCAAGTTGTATATTTTTTAGTATGTCCATTTCTGTTTATTTTTTGTTGATGTGTGTAAGATTTTTTTGTTCCATATTTTGGATCTTTTGGTTCGTATATCTTACCACCAGCGTGAGCCACTATTGTAACAGCAAAAAGCAAGAACACAAATAGGAATACCCCTAGATATGTTTTCATATAGCATTATTCGCTTTTCCAAATAGAATATACTCCATAAGCGATTGCTGCATAGGCAGCATATTTTGCAAATGCGCCTGCAAATAATATTATACAACCAACGGCTATAAGTGATGCACCGTTCCAAGTTGTCATTTCTTTAATTCTGTTTTTTACCCAAGTCATCATTTTTTTCTCCTTTGTTGAGTGATTTTCTTTTGAGCATTAATAAATCTTCTATAAACAGCAGCTGCTCCAGCTTTACCCATAACTCGGGCTCTTTGCTCCATGGCAATGGCGGCTTGAGTTTTATGAGCGTGAGAACGCCCAGAAGATTTTATTTTACGCACACTAGCCTGTGCGGTTTTAACGTCTTTGAACCCTAGCTTTTTAATAGTGCCTTTTGGGTTTTCATCAGTATATAAATCACTATGTTTTTTAGACATAGCACGTTGACCCTTTTTTCTAGGTATACGAGGATTAGATTTTTTAGGTGCCATTAACCACCT